TATCCTCAAACTCATCAGAGCCATTTATAGTGTTTGTAACGTATTCTATTTGCTCATCGTTTTCATTGCTACTTGTTATTGCTTTAGTGTATACTAATTCTCCGTTAAGTTCGTATGTTACTTGTGTGGTTATTGATGTATCAACTGGTATTACTGCTGGTGCATCGTCTAACTTTACAACCTTTGTGTTTGACTGCAATAGTCCACTATCGTTTTGTGGGTTAGCACCATCCTCATAAAAGCCATAACCATCAAAGCCAGTTAAATTAGTGTAACTTGTGTATCCTTGCGGTGAGCCGCTAATATAGTTGTTAAACCTATAATCCACCCAAACAATGTCAGTAGCATAATCGCCATTAAAAGTTTGTAGTAAATAATCTCTAACCAATTCGCTAATCTCAAACGTTACTCTTGGAATTGTAGCAGATGAAAACCCAGAAGGCACACCGACTGCAAAAGATGTTAATTGAAAAAACGCACCAGCACTTCTGTCCGTTGCATCATTTTTAGTACCAGTATATATATAAAGTTGCAAGTCTACTTGTGTTAAGTTAGTTGCTGATATGTTTATGTAATATGGGCTTCTTGCGTTTATCTTGCTCATTTCTTGTTTATGTTTACTTGTATTTGTTTCTCTAATCCTATTGAGTATGCTTGTACTAAATCATCTGGTAAACGCTTAAACGCTGCTTCAAATGGTTTTGTAAAAAACAAACTTGGCTTTATTCCTTTTTTATATATTGCTCTTGCTATTAAGTATTGTAAACTTTGTCTGCTTAAAAACTTACCGCCTTTTCCTCTTGGTGCTATACCCTTTCTAACTATCCATTTGTCAAATGCTTTTCTTGGTGGCATTTTAGTTGTATAGGAATAAGGTGTGTTGTATTTCTTTTCTTTACCGCTTACCCCTCTGTCTTGAAACGTACCATAATCAGCCATTTTAAAGCCCATAGACGTAGTATCTCCCTTTTGGGTTATGTCATACCCTAAACTGTTATAAAGTTCTTTAGAAGCGTTCTTTTTGCCTTTAGTTAAGTTGCTTCTACTTTGCTGTATAACGTATTTAGCAAACTTATTAAGTTCATCCCTTAAATACTTATCTGCTAACATATTGTAATATCATTCTTAACAAACACATTAAACGTAGCAGACCACCCAGCTAAACGATTGTCAAACCTTTCGTAAAAAGGCTCAAGCGTTGCATCGCCATCTAATTGGTATTGGTCGCTATATAGTGTGCCTTTTCTTAACACCATTACTAACTTGTTTAATACTGCTAACTGTGTGTTTAATATATCTTGTTCGTTGTTGTTCCCTCTAAATATGTCTGTAGTAGGTTCTTTGCTTTCGTCTACTATGTCCATAGATAATACACTAATGTTAAAAGTAAGCGTTTGCTCTTGTGTTGTAACATTGTTTATTATAATGTGGCTTAATGGAAATATAGATTGCTTTGCTAAATCAATGTCGTATATATCGCCAGTAGTAACTGTGTTTACATTTACATCGCCAAGTAGTTGGTCTTTTATTGTTTCTGTTAGTAGGTAAAAACCTCTTATTCCAGTCTGGCTCATTTGAATTTACTTTTTATTTGTCTTGCTTCTATTTCGTTTTTCTCTTTAGTGTATGTTAAGTATGTTAAGCACTCGTGTACACCTAATTTAGTGATATGTTCAAATTTTGTAATATCTCCGTTAGATAACCCATAGATTGAGTTGTACCACCCCCATTTGGCTGTGAAGTTAGATACTGCGCTAAAATCTCCTCGTTCTTCTTGTCCAAAGAGTTCAGCATAGCTATCGATAAGTCCTTGCCTAAATTGTAAAAAAAAACCACCGCACCAAGTACAGCATCTAAAGGCATATCTTTTGCCAGCTCACTATTGTTTGGGTCGTAGTCTTTTATGGTGTATCTGCTTCCGCTTCTGTGTTCTATGGGTCTGTATAATACGTTTACAGCTCTATGTAGGTTATCGTTATCCCCTATGAAAGTATCAAGGTCTACATACTCGCCAAAGGACATATCCTCAAGGCTTGGAATAAACCCATACTCAACACCATTCATTTTAAACATACTTATTAAATTGTGCTTTGTGTCAAACATACCATTTATAATACTGCATATCTCTACTATGTCTGTGGCTTTCATATTTCTAACCACTAACTCTGGTACGTTGCAGAATATCTCAATAGTCTTTAGTTGTAAGTCTGTTTCACTTAAATCAGACAGTTTTGCATACTCTTGGTACTGTCCTAAAGTTATCTCGTTGAGTGTTGTTGGTATAGTTAAATTAACTTTCATACTAATATATAAACGTTTTCAAATTATTTTAGAACAAGGTACAAAAAAACCCCTACATTTCTGTAAGGGTTAGTTTATAGAATATTAAATAAAAGTTAGGTGGTCTGTTAGGGTGTTAGGCAACTTGATAGGGATGCCGTACCCTCGTAGCTATCAAACTACTTTATTTCTTCAACCTTTAAAGAGAGCTTCTCTCTTCCTTTGCTAATGTTTATTGTCTTGTTGTTTATGTATAACGCTCTAATGTTGTTAAGCTAACACTCCCATTGGAGTACTGGGCATCTATCCCCCAGACCTTTATACACTCGCTTCTCAAATAATCAGATACTCTTTCAATCTGTTTCACACTCTTGTTGTTTAACCTCGTATTAATCTCAACGAGCAGCAAGCGTCCTTATATTTAATATTCAATATGTCAATTAACGTTGTACTATTTTTTGTACACTACAAATATACAATACTTTTATTGTTATAAACAAATTATAAACAAACTTTAACATTTCTTTAACATTTAGTGTACTATATACTTACCTCTGTTTGGATTTTGTAGTTGATAGCCTACTGCATACCTAATAGCATCTATTAAGTGATTGTACTTGTCTATTGGTGTGTTGCTCTTGCGTTCTAACCAGCAGTAGTTGTTTAGTTCTTTAATAAGGTTTGTACTGTCTGGGCTTATAACAAGGTCGTAGTCTTGTAAAAGGCTTATGCCATACGTTACGCTACCTTGCCCTTTAATTGATGGCTTTACCATACACCCTTTTGCTTTTAGTTCGTTAAGTAGTCTTGGCTCTGCACTATCCCCTACTATTAAACCATCCTTTGCGTGTTTTAAGTTAAGGTCTGCTATTTGTGATGTTGTTAGTCTTGGTAGGTAGAAGCATTCTTTTAAATAGATTGTTTTAGTGCTTGTGTTTATGTTTACCTCAACAAGTGTACTTGGGTCTGCTGCAAATCCGTAATCTTGTCCCCACACGCTTACGCTGTACCTTTTAAACTCTCCTATTGTCCAGTTGCTAAATATAACCCCCTCTGCTTTGTTTAACCACGCACCTAACATTTGTTGTTTGTATTTCTCTGGTCTACGTTCACGCATCTGTGCTATTTGGTCTATATAGCTTTTAGATAGGTTGTCTATGTTGTCTATGTATGTGGTGTGTATGTAGGTTGTGTTGTCTTTGGTTATATTGCTTCCCTCTTGTACCCCTCTGTCCTCAAAGAAACGCTTGTATATAAAATGCTCTTTAGTTGTTGGGTTAAGTATTAATATAACTCTGTTCTGTAAGCCTTTCTCTCTTACTGATAAATCTATGGTGTCAAACTTTTGCTCGTCTGTTAGTTCTTCAGCTTCATCTACTACCCAAGTTGTAATACCTTGTAAGGATTTAAGGTTTGCGGTTTGGTCACCGCTTGAGGTCTTTATACCTCTGAATATTATTTTGCTACCAGTCTTTTTGTTTAGTATCTCGTCTTTAGTTATGTGAAAGTCTTGCGTAAAGCCAAACAGTTCTAACTTGTCTATAAATTCTGGTATAATAGATATATAAGCAGATGTTAATGTATAGCGTGTAAATAGTATTGTGTGTCCAGCTTCATAGGTAAGCATAACTAAAAGGGCGTTTACTGAAAATGACTTTCCAGAACCACGCCCACCACTAACTATAAAATATCTACTATCTTCCTCTACAATAGATTTATATTTCTTATGTACCTTAATCAACGAATTTAATTAAATCTCTAAAATTGATGTTTAAGCCCTCTGACGAGTTAATGTCTACGCTTTCTTTAGGTTTGCCATAACGATAGCTTAAATACAGCTGTAAAGCCCTCATATCGCCTTTTGTTACTAACTCTCCTAACTTACCTAATGCTTCGTCTTTGTCTATTATAGCATCTAACCGTTCTATTAGTTTTTGTTCTTGTGCTTTTGATTTTCTACCGGCGCCTTGTCTTTTGCCTCCGTGATTTTCGCTCATAATTAATATCTTGATAAAACTTGAATATTCAAGCTACTAATATATAAACAAAATTACTTTTTTTTAGCACAGCACTGGGTTTTTAACTGGTCTGTTTAGTTTAGCACCTTTTACTTCTTCTACTTTTTTTTGAGGTTTAGTAATTTCTATTAGTTTGTTATAAGGTTTTACTCTTGTTTGTAAAAAGTTATTTAAAGAGTCTATATCCCAGCTTACTAAAGTATTGTTTATTTCTTTTATTAAATGCGCTGTTTTTTCTCCTTTTTCTTTTAATAGTTTTGCTTCAAAAGCTTTAGCTTTATCTATATTAAATGCCCCAGTTAAAAAGCCGTATTCTTTTACTATGCTATCGTGAACATTTTTATGAAAGTCTGTAGCTTGGTCTACTGTATCTAATAGATGTATTATATTGCAATGCTTCCTATCTATGCTTTCCCCTATTTGTCTAAGGTTATACTTTAAGCTAAATGCTATTTTGCAGTATACTCTTCTTGCGTCTACCATTTCACGCTTTCTTGATCTATCTGCTAAATCAAAACCGTATATACTGTTAAATTTTTCTTTGAGTTTTTGTAATGTCATTTTATATTGCGTTATCTAATATTTCAATTATATGTCTTATTTCACTTTTTTCAAATTTACCTGTTACTTCAGCGTTATATGTTTTAAAGGTTAAATGATACATATCTTTATCTGTATCATGTTTATTTTCTTTTTTACCTAAATGCTGTATTTGAATGTTAAATTTCATATTTTTTTTATTAATCTATTTTAGTAAATTCTGTTGTTTGAGTTTTGTTTATTT